TCGCCTGTTACAACATTCTTCACCCAACCAAGAACCATCTCTTCTGTCAGTTGATCTAATGCGGTGAAGTTATTGGGATCGATCTGATCTGCATCAAATGGAGTCGCACCCTCGAAATAACCAGTCACGCCTAATACATCGTCATAGCCAATCTTCTGCCAATAAGTGTTGACGATAGCGTTCTCAAACGAATCGGTGTTCGTTGTCTTGATTCGGACGATCTTCCAAGTGTATTTAATCGCCATCTTGATTGCCCTGTTCTCGCTCTGCCAACTTCTTATCGAGCTTCAAGAACAGCTTGATAGACATCTTTGTTGGAAGCTCGCCAAGTCCTGTCAATAAAAGCCTGAGTTCATCGTTTGATAATTCGACATTATCATCGCCTGACATTGACTCCATCATTTTCATTGCTTGATCTAACATTTTAATAAACCGTCATATATCTGATTGTAAAAGAATCTCCACGATGCGTTATCGTCCTATTGGATGTGCTTGTGTTAAATAACACTGCAAAGAAATGCTGTGGCGAAGTTCCGCTTGACCGGAAAACAAGCGTTCCGGCTGTACTGGTTGTCAAGCTACCGCCATATGTTGCACTTGTACTGGCTGAAACAAAGTTAACCGTAGTCCCACTTGTTTGTAATAAAACGTCTCTGTTATCTGATTGTATGAACCCAGAAATAAAAGCAAAACCTTTTCTTGGGAGACTAAATGTTCCACCGTTATTTATTGTTCCGGTTGCGGCAGAGTTCATTACACCTCTGGCTATCAGGTTGTTCGCCACAGTGGTGTTCGTGTTATTAACCTCAAGCCTCTCCGCGCCACCTGTTACCACACGCCATTGGTCAGCCGCATGGAACTGCATATAGGTGTTGGTGTCCCCCCTGTGACGAATACTCCCTTCAAGATCAATGGTGTTCATTACTGATGTTGAGGCGAAATTGCCGTAGTAAGTAGTGTTGTCTGAGTCGTAGAAGATGGGCGATCTGAATGACCCCGGAGCATATGCATAGCTCGTGTAGATATACAACTCAGCATTGCCATCACAGTAAATGTAGTTGTTGTTTGTGCCTGTTCTGGCTCGACAAAACCACGAATTGTCGTTGTCTAGCAGTCCAAACTCACCGCTACCTGAGCCGTACAAAGTACCTTGGCGAACACCTCCTGAGTCATATATGCGGAGTCCACCGTCTCCTGCATCGTCATATGTCAGTCGAACAAATCCAACGTCATCGCTTGTGAACCTGCTTGTACCGTCTACATAAAACCCACCATCGGCTCGAATATACCGTGGCGTATAGATATTCTTTGCCGTTTCCTGATTGATTCTTAGCCATGTAGTGTCTTCACACCCAATCTCACCAACCCGTGTGGTGCCATTATAAAATTGGATATGGTCAGAGACATTGTTGTCAGCTTTATAGACCCTGATTTCATGGTCAGCGTTAGTCCCATTCCCAACGTCTAAGCGAGCGTTGACCTGAAGCTCTCCGGTCATTGTTCCGCCTGACGTTGGCAAATAGTTTGAGTGGCTGTGGCTGTCGTTGGCAACCGTCACGTTAATACTGGTTGTGCCTGATCCAGAAGCATCGCCTGTCAGAGTGATTGTCTGGTTGCCAGTGATGTATCCAGAATCGTTTGTTAGCTCTGAGACAGCAGTTGGGATGTCATCTGTGAACGCGGCCTTCTCTGCAGGATGCGTGACAAACACAGACTTGTCGCCTGCCGCAAAATCAACAGCCGCTCCTGCGTTTGATGACTCAAGTATCGTATCGCGTGACAGCGTGGTTCCCGTGGCTGTATAAGTGCCTAGACCGACTTCCCACTCCTGATTGCCTGAATCCACAATCGCATAGTAAGTAGTGTTGCCATCACCAATAACAGAAAACGACTGAAAGCCATCAGCCGCTCCTGCAAGCGTGACGGTTCCAGTACCAGTGGTTGCCGTGGTTTCTTTTACCCGATCCTTAACTACCAGAGCCATTGCTCACTCCTTAGTCAAGCGTGATATCGAGATCGCCCGCAGGGATGCGGAATACGTCACCAGTTTCGATTGTCTTGGATGAACTCAGTGCCGCATAGGCCAATAAGTTTCCTGCTGTTGAGGCGTCCCAGACACCAACGTGAGACACAGTGCCATAGTTCGCTGTTGCTGTTGGGAACTCGACTGCCGCATCATTTGATGTGGTGTTGCCTGAAGTCGTAAATGTAACCGTCTGGCGAGCGTATGCTGTGCCTGATGTGCTTACCTCCGCACCTGACCCATCTTCATCTGGGTTCGCAGTGTGTAGAGCCACATAGAGCGTGGCAGGGGCTGTGTAAGCCGCCGCACCGAAAACATGATCCAAGATCTCTGTTTCTAAGTAATTTGAGAATGACATTATCCAAAGCTCCTAACTCTGATTCGTGGGGTCGATCCTGCATACGATGCAGAAGCGTCTGACTCAACAAGTTCTTCCTTCGCCTTTTTCGCTAGGTTCGCCCATAACATTACTCGCTCATCGTCTTTCAAGTAAGGCGCTGAGTGCATAAGTGAAGTATACAGATAAAGATCTGGATAATCTGTTAGCAACCAATTCGTATCCGTATCACTTTCAAGAGGAGTGATGTTAGCGTAATACGACATTTCCAAGTTGTACTCGCCGTCAGGCGTAGGACAAAACTCAAACTGTCCTCCAACGACAGAGAAGTATTTAGGCTTGCCCGCGCTCGTGATCTCGTCTCTACGGATCTGTGCCATCTCCTGCTGAGTCACGAACTGTAACGGTGTCACCGGAGTTCCCGTAACAATCACCAAGTCCTTAGCCTCAAGAAAGTCAGAAGGCACTGCGCTGAATCGTGCGTCTATCACGGCTTCTGCGCGGGCAACCATTTGGCGGATACGAAGAACTCGGTTGAACTCCGCTTCCGCAAAATCGATGAACGTAGGGATCACCGATGTTAAATCTGAACGGTTTAAAAAGTCGCTCACCGCGCTCTTCAGTTCACCGTAGTTCGTAATCGCCATTAGACTTTACCTTTGCGAGTCCTGAACAATTCGTTATCCGGATCATTCAGCCACTTCTTCATCGCGGCTTGGTCATCCAGAATACCTTTCTGCTTCAGGTCATAGTATACAGTCAAAGGAATCGAAGCGACACGACTCATCTCTCCCCACTTATCACCCTTCTCGAAAGAACTGCGATTCGTTTGGTTTGCTTTCAGGATCTCACTAACATCCTGATCGCTTTCGATCGTTACCGTGCCATCCTGATTATCGTGCCAATACTTTGTGATCCCAGTCATCGGATCATGGCTAAATACTTTTTTGTTTCCCATGCAACACCCTCAGTTAAAAAGAAGGGGCTATAAAGCCCCCTCTTCGGTTGACACTACTTAGGCAGTAACGTCGATATCAGCGATGACCCCGTGGGCCGCTTCATTGGAGACTTCCAAACCGTATTCGCACTGCAATAATTTCTGCTCAGAGTCACCGACGCGGGCAAGGTCTACGACCTCGAAATCACGCAAGTAACATACTGATGCGTACTCAGGATCGAGTACGAACGCAGAACGGTCACGTTGAAATCTGTTAGGAACAATTGAGATCGAGCCGAAGTCTGAAATATAGATATCGGCGCTACCCACAATTGTAGTAGGCGCATCAGAAGGAGCCATGTAACGCTGTGCCGCGATACCTGCAAACGTTGAAGCCTTTTGCTTCTGAGTTGGGCCTACCATCAAGATTGAGGGATCCCCCCCTTCGGTCCACACGCTAGAAATGACGTCCTTTAGGAGCGTCTCTGTGAACTCGCGAAGTGCGTCGTTAGAAGCATCTGTCGCCGCCGCATTTGGGTAACCAGAAGTTGTAGCAGACAACGTTGGGTTTGCACCGTCAGTTGTACCGCCTGAACCACGGTTAGTGTTAGTGCGGAGCCACGCTTCTAAAGATGCAGTTGTACGCGCAGTTGACGCATCGCCTGCAACAGCGGCTTGGTTGCGAGTCAGAATCGCTTCCATGTCCCTCTTTAGCTCGGAGCTTGACTTTGCCAAAAGATAGCTTAATTCCGAATTCCGGCCCGCTTTGTTGACCACTTCTTCTGTACCACTGACAGAGATCACCTTGCGGCTGATCTGCGTGTAGTTCTGCATACGCTTAGTAGCAGTTTGAGAAGCGTCAGATGCAGTTGCGCCTGCGCCTTCGATTACAGCGTTAGTTGTGTCAACTGAAGCCAGTGAATCCGTCTGGAACTCGAACAATGTGTTCGCTACGTTCTTACGGCCCACGTTCGAGATGAACGGAGTTTCTTCTGGCGAGATGTTGTAAATCACGTCAGCCAGTTGCTCGCGGATACCTACCGCGTCATATGTAGTAAAAGTTGCCATGAGTTATTTCTCCTAACCTAGCAAATGTTTAAATGCGCTAGCCGCGTCTGCGACCTTGCCTGTCTTCGCGAGTCGTTGTTGCGATTTACGATAGGCATCTCGACCTTTAGGCGTTGTTGTCGCGGCTCCGGCTTTCGCAACAGGCGTTGCCTGCTTCTTCGCTTTCGGTTTACCGCCCTGAAGCTCATCGAACTTCATTGCCTTGTAAAGCGTCGTCACCGCTCGGTGATCGTAGAATTGTGCGATCTCTTGATCGGAAAAACCGATCTTCTTGGCGTAGTCAGCGACTTTCGCTTTCTCTGCCTTCGCGACCTTCTCGTCACGCCACTGTGGGAGTACCTCGGT